ATGTTATATCGCCATCAATATCAATAGTAAGATTTGCAGATGTACCTGCAGCATCAATAGTTCCAATTGCAGTAGCACCATTGGTAGAAGTAGATATAAGGAATCTATCATCTGTGCTTGCACCTGCAGCCTCATACAAAATTAATCCTGATTTACCTCCTGCTGTTGTAAGTAATCCAAAAGTAGTATCATCATCTTTTAAGTAAATTAAGCCTGTACTACTATCTATATTAATATCCCCATCTGCATCTAATGTGATATGACCAGCACTCCCTGCATTGTCTATAGTTGATATAGTTGTTTCGCCATTATCATCTATATCTAAAGTAAAAATATCGCTATTATCACTTGGATTTAATACTTGAAATTTTGCATTTAATGTGTCAAATTGAAATAAACTAATACCATTATTAATGCTTCCAAACTGTATAATGCCTGCATTTGTTGTTGTAAAATACATATTAGAGCCTGATGCAACATAAAATGGAGAACCACTTGATACAAATATATCCAAAGAGCCTGTAGAATTATTTGATGTAAATCTTATATTCTCCTCAGCCCTTAGTTCTAAATATTCAAAATCAGTAGTAAGTAAAGGATTTGCTAATTTACCCTCAAGATGAAAATCTCCATCTATCCTTATTTGATTTTTAGATAAAGAAAGGGGAGATGCACTCTCCCCAATTCTTATGGGTTTTTGATGGTCGTCTAAAAAACTATCCTCTCCTAATAATATAGGATTTCTTCTATTAGGTTCAAATGAACCATCAGTAATAGATTGTAGTTGAGGGAGACGAGCTCTTGGCATTACTTGCCTTTCATTTTTTCAACAATAGGCTTTATAATCATATCAAAAATGACATCATCTTTTTTAGAAGGGCTTAGTTTTATTACCTTCTCTATCACATAAACTGCTAATAGTACATATTCCCAATTTGATGTTAAGAATCCCATAATATCTCCTTATTTTTTAGTTTTCTTCTTTATTCGTTTTGCTTTACATCCACATCCAGTACAGATAAAATCTGCTTTAGGGTGCGACAACTTTTTAAGGATTGCAATGTCTTTTTCTACTTGTTCTATGTATTTACCATATTTACTGATGTTCTTTTGCAATGATTTAACTTGCCTATCCAATTCATTTGGTTCTTCTACATACTTTTTTACTTTATCTAACTTAAATTCTTTCAGTAGCTTTTTAACTACAACTTCTATAACTTTCTTGACTATTAATCCTTGTATCATTGTTTAATTCCTAACCAACTTAAAAAAACTCCAATAATAACTAAAGTTGTTTTACCCACACCTCTAATCCATGAAATTTGATTTTCGTTTTCTCTAACTCTACCGTTTAATCTTAATAAATGTTTATTATTATCATTAACCTTTTCTTTTATATGTTCAATATCAGAACATATCTTAGTTAAATGAATAGTTATATTATTTCTGTATTCTTCAGTATTACTTTTTTTCATCTTTATATAACTTTGTTATAATGTTTACTAATGACTTGTAACTGCTTTCAATTCCTTTTTGACCTAATTGCATTAACTTTTGTTGGTCAATTAATTTTATTATAATGCCTTCTACTCTTGAAAAAGACTCTCTTAATTCTTTAGATAATTCTTCCTGTATGTATTTGTTCTGCTTTTGTATAAACCACCAAAATGCTGCAGCAACAACAAGAGGCACACCATATCTTTCTAACAGCTCTAACCAATCCACTATTTCTCGCTTCCGTCAATATACTCGCCCCAAAGAGTAGTTCTTCCATTTATTATTTCTACTACTTCTACTTTAAAATCGCCATTGTTGAAAAAATCAACAACAGCAAAAGCATGATTCCAATTATTTAGATTGCCTCTCATCCACTTATTTTTATCCGACTTCGTGTCTTTTAAACAACCTAAACTCCAAGCACTCTGCGTGCCACCTAAACCTGTTTCCGTAAATCTTTGCAAGTCATGAGTATGACCATACATTATATTTTCTTTATATGCTGATAAATGTTTTTTAGCATGATGTATTGGAACATAATCACCATGTGTAAAATTTAACTTGCCAATTTTTAATTTTTTATCAGATATATATTCCCAATACTTATATCCACGACTTTTTAAATTAAGTGCATTTGCAGTCATGTATTCTGAAAGATAAGGATGTTTGCTAACAAATTCATCTAGCCATAGTTCGTGATTGCCTTGTATAAAATGTCTTTCTTTGCAATCAACTTCATCTAAAACCTCATCTATTTCATCCATTCCATCATTAACAGATTTTATCTCTTTATCTAGCATTGGAATTAAAACCTCTAATGGTGGCTTTTCTTTATTTTTCCAATGATGCCTGCTAAATAATGACCATTCTCCTGTATCTCCTAAATCAATGTATATATCAGGTTTTATTTTTTGTATAGCTTTGCAAACAACATTAATAGCTTTTTGGTCATGTAATGGAAAATGTTTATCAGGCGTAACTATAGCCCTTTTCTTTACTGCATATTGATTTTTAGGCATAGATTTCCTTAAAATTTATTAAGATAATTTAATGTAAAATCTTTTAAAATCCTAATTAGCTAGTACAGCTATTCTATTGCTAAGTTCTTTTGCTCTATTAGGAGTTTGTTTAGCCCATTTAGAATCTAACATTTCTTTTGAGGCTTCATCATATTGCTCTGTTTCTAAATAATAAATTGTTTTTTTGAATTTGGAAAAACCTCTTACTCCTAACTGATAACACATATTAGTAACAACAGACTTTACTTCATTTGGACTTTCTTCAAACCAATCAAAAGTAGATATAATTCTTTCTAATAAATTTTGTATTTTTCTCATTAGTATAAGCTCTGCTATATCCTCATCTAAATATAAATCTTTTATAGCAAAGCCATATCCTATAGTATCAATGCCCTCAGTACACTTATATACTTTAGGCTTAAAACCTTCATGCTTTTTTATTTCTTTTAATAACTCCATAATATTCCCCTATATACAATAAAGGGGTGTTGCCACCCCTTTATTATTTGATTGATTATTAGTTCAATTAGACGTTTTTAGATAAACCAATAATTCTTCTATCACCTGCTGTAGCAGAATTTCTTACTGCACAACCATAGATAGCATCTACTGTAATTAAATCAGATAAGTATCTATGTTGATATGATTGTTGAACTCTTGGAGCTTGAGCTGCTGCATAATAAAGAGCTGAATTATGAATACAGAAACCTCTTAATATGTCATCATTTGTACTGCCATCAGTATCAAAACCACCCCAAGCTGTAACACCTTTATCAGCATCTGCAGATACAGAACCGACATCTAAATATGGAGATTGTGAAACCACAACATTCATACCTAAGATGTTTCCTGCAACACCTGTAGAAGCAAAGCCTGCACCTAATGGAGAAGCTGTTCCTCTAACAAATCCTGCACCTGAATCTAAAGCTGCTAAAGAAGCATATAAAGTTGGACTTAAAACCATTGTCCATCCTTCTGCACTTCCTGTTTCAAGTATTACTGCTTTAAATATATCATCAATATTAGATGTTGATAAAGCATCTCCTACTTCTAACATATCAACAGTATCTTGTGTAGCACCACTTGCTCCACCATGAGCAGTTGTTAAATTATCTACAACTTTATACATTAAGTAATTATCTACACCTCTACCTATTGCATAAGCAAGTTGGTCAGAATACAAATTAAATAAATTGTATGATGACTGTGCTTTTAAAGCATCAGGTATAAAAAGTGAAGTTACTTTATGTTGGTCTATATTTAATGCAGTTTCTGTTGCAACCATTGAACCACCTGTTGTTACATCTGCATCAATAGCAGTTCCCTGAGAAACTGAAGATAATGGTGTAACACCAATGTGTGGTAAATGTATCTTATCAGTACCATTTGCCTCTGATGATAAGTCATTTGCTAAAGGTAACATTACTGTATTTGTTCTAAATTTATCAAGAATTGCTTGCCCCCAAACCTCAGGCACAAACTCTTGACCAACTGAATCTGATGCTGCTGCACTAGCACCACCTTGCAGCATATTAATATCTAATGGGTCGCTTATGTTTGCCATTTTTTAAACTCTCTTTCTAGCTATTTTTTATAGCTCTTTAGAATGTTTTGCCAATTTGCAGCCTTTTCATCATTGCTCATTTCAGATAAAGGTTTTTTAATAACACTTTCTCTTGCTCTGCCAACAACTTCAGGTGCATTTGGCTTAACACTTTTAATTTTATTTGTAATATACTCAAGAGTTTCTAAATCTATTTTAGATAAAGACTCTCTATCTTCTTCAGGATGAGATTCTAATAAAGAGGCACGTCTATTGTTTTCATAGGAAGACCATTTTTCAGCATTAGCAGATAAACTTTGATTTTCAGAAGATACTTTTTCATACAATGCTTTAAAATCTTCTTTTTCTTTTAGTTTAGCTTCTTCTTGCTGTGCAAATTTCTTTTCTAATTCAATAATACGAGCTTCAGCATCCTGTGCTCTTTTTCGATACTTTTTGCTTTCTGCAATATACTGCTCATTCGAGCTAGGTTGAGTAGTTTCTGTAGCAGGACTTTCACTTACTGTTTCTGTCATTGCTTGTGTATTTTCTTCGGACATACTGCCCTCCTTTTTGTTATAAAAAGCTGTAATTATACAAATTTTTGCATAATTTACGCATATAACTTAAATTAAAGTTAGAAATTTTGCAAATTTTTGAATAACTCGCAATTAGATTATAAAAAGAAATGGTTTGAATACATGGGGTATCAGCCTCACTTTGGTCAAACTAAGTTACATTATCCTACAAAGGATAGTGCAAGGTTTTTTGTCATGGTATGTGGTAGAAGATTTGGAAAGACTACAGCATCAGCAATGGAAGCAACTTATTATGCTTCTCAGCCTGATAAAAAAATATGGTTAGTAGGATTATCATACGATAAAGCAGAC